GTCCGAAAAACCACCCCCACCCCCATTTCGGGGGGCTCTTCGGAAAACCTCCGGGGGACTTTTTCTGATATCGAATTTCCAGCATGGTATTTGAGCGAGCTTATGGGGTTGTTGGACTTCTTCGTTTCATGGAATCACCTCCTTTCAACAATTCCTCTGTGTTCTTTTCATGGGTTTGTTCGTTCCCAGCTCCTTTCGGCACAGACAACCAGAAAAACAGCCCCATAAGTTCCCTCAAGTACCATACAACCACAAAATAAAGGAGACAAAGTGCTGTGGAAAAAAGCAGAAGTACGGAGTCTCCGAAGGCTCCGGAGCGACTTCGGCCCAGTCTGAGCCGTGAGTCAGATGAAAACCAGTGCATTTCGCTGTCGATCGACGCCGCAAAGAAAATGTTGGTCGAAGGAACTGCCCCTACTTCCGTGATATTGCACTTCCTGAAGCTCGCGACAACCCGTGAAGAGCTTGATCGCGAGACGATTCGTCTGAATCAGGAACTGATGGTCGCCAAGAAGGAAGCTCTTGAATCACAGGCCAGAACGGAGCAGTTATTCGCAGATGCCATGAAGGCCATGCAGCGATATTCCGGAAACGACACCGAAGAGGACGAGTATTAGGATGACAATTAGGATGATAAGAACCTACTCGGATTTAAGTGCCCTTCCGACTTTCGAAGATCGTTTTCAGTATCTTCGGCTGGATGGTCATGTTGGGCACGAGACTTTCGGTTTCGATCGCTGGCTTAACCAACGGTTTTACAGCTCGCAGGACTGGCGGCGGATCCGTGATAAAATCATCATTCGGGACGGCGGGTGCGATCTTGGGATAGACGGTTTCTTTATTACAGGGCCTATTTACATTCACCATATGAATCCGCTCGCCCAGAAGGATATTATAGATCTTACCAGTTTTCTTCTAAATCCCGAATACCTGATATGCACATCGAAAAGGACGCACGACGCAATTCACTATGGATGCGAACCACAGAATTATGAGATGATAGTACGCAAACCAAACGACACCTGTCCCTGGAAAAGTTAGGAGGTATCCCCGTGAACGAGGTAAACAGTATTCTTCTATCGGTTAAAAAAGTCCTCGGTCTGGGGGGCGACAATGCTGACTTTGACACCGATGTGCTGATCCATCTGAACTCGGTTCTGTCCATCGTGCAGCAGCTCGGGGTCGGACCGGAGGACGGATATTATGTGACAAGCGAGGACCAGACCTGGGAGGACTATCTTGGGGAAGGCAATCCCCACATCAACATGATCAAGTCCTACATTTGTGCAAAGGTTCGCTTGCTGTTCGACCCGCCTGTTTCTTCGGCGGTCATGGAGAGCCTGAACCGAACCTGCACAGAGTTTGAGTGGCGTGCCAACGTCGCCGCCGAAAATAAGATGCTGCATAAGCAGCTTGCATCGGAGGGATATTAAATGGCAGTTGAGCTCGTTTCAAGAGAGATGGAAGCCGGCCGCTCTCTGATGCATTATCGGGTAGGCGGCGAAAAGAAAGGCGTTCGCCGCTGGCAAAACGAAGACGGAAGCTATACGCCAGCCGGATATAAGCATTACTCCGAAATGTATGGCTGGGGAAAAGGGCCGGGTAAAAAGGAAAAGAAGGCCCAGGATGCCAAGGAGAAAGAATCGGAGAAGCCCAGTTCCAAAGGCCTGATAGAGCGGGCGAAGGATCGTATCGAAAAGAAGCACGAAAAGAATACGCCGGAAACCCGCAGGGAAGCAAAAGAGTCCGATAAGGAAGCCGAGAAGAAAGCAACCGAGAAGATCGAAAAGGCTCAGAAGGATATCCAGGAAAGCAAGGAACGCCGCCAGCTGGAAAAGACAGCCTTAAAGGATATGCTGAAGTCTGTTCGGACCATGTCCGATGATGAGCTGAATAAGCAGCTTGATCGTCTTCGCCGGGAGAAGCAGTTCTCGGAGCTGGTAACCGAGCGTGAAGCCCGGGAAAAAGGCCCGCTTCGCACTATGGCCAATAAGCTGCTGAAGGATGCTGCCGAGGAACTCGGACGAAAGTCGCTTTCGGCTGCAATTGATGCCCTTGTAAACAAGGTCAAAGGCAAGGCGGATGGCAACACCTTTAAGCTCTCCGACTACAAGGACGTGGACATCTTCAGCCTCAGCTCGGACAAGATTTCCGCAATCAGCGACGCTTTCCAGAAAGCCTCCATGATCAGCCAGAATCGCTGGAAGATTGAGCATCCCGGTGAGAACCAGAATAACCAAAACAACAATCAGAACAACAATCAGAACAACAATCAGAACAACCAGGGCAACCAGAATAACAACAATCAAAATACCCAGAATAACGGGGACGGAGTCTCCAAGAACCAGCGTAAGCGGATGCACTCCCTGGCCAATTCCGGAAAGAGCGCAGCGGAGATCGCAAAAGAGCTTGGTGTGTCCGAGTCCACCGTGCAGAAGTATGCCGGCGAGCAGCTGAAGTCCGCTCGCAAGGAGGAGCCGGCAGACGAATCCAAGAACAGTCCGGCAGCTGAATCCAGAGATAAACCGGTAGAGGACTCGAAGCCCCAAAAGCCGACAAAGGCTTCTTCGAATCCGGGAAAGATCCGGACAGCTATCGAACAGCAGAGAGCGGCGACAAAAAGCCAGATTGAAAGGGCAAACAAGTTCCTCAGCTCATTCGAGAAGCAGGGACTCAAGGAAGCCAGCGAACGGGATAAAGAGGATCGCATCAGGCGGTTCGACGAATGGGTCAACGGATCTGAGTGGGACAAGAAGAAAGCCGAAATCAGAGCCGAGGAAGAAGAGCGCCGGCGCAGAGATGAAGAAGAAAAGAAACGTAAGCGAATTCGCGACGCGTACAACGGCCTGATCGTTTAACCGGCAATGGAGGAGCAAAAATGAACGAACATGGCACGGTAAAGGAAGAGCTGATGCAGCGTGCTTTCTAACACCGCAACTCCAAAGTATTACGGAGAGTTTCGGCAGCGCGTGCTGTCCGGAATGGAGCCCATCTGCAGGGAAATCGAGATGCAGATGCACCGGGTGGACGACATGATCGCCGACCCGAAATACTATTACGATGACAAGGCTATCGATGGGTTCATCGAATTCTGCGAGAACGAGATGACCCTGACCGATGGCGACGATCTGAAACTGCTTGACACCTTCAAGCTGTGGGCGGAGGATCTGCTGGCCTGGTTCTATTTCGAGGAACAGCAGGTGCCCGAGCCCCAGCCTGACGGACGGGTTGTCATGGCGACGAAATGGATCAAGCGCCGGGCACACAACGAGCAGTTCCTGATCATCACAAGGTCTGCGGCAAAAACGCTGTACGCAACATTGCTGCAGGCCTATTTCCTTGTCATTGACACGTCTACCACCAACCAGCTGGCTGTGGCCTATACGACCGATCAGGCGGATGAAACGCTGGCACCACTGCGGGTGGCAATCACCCGGGCCAAGGGGCCGCTGTTCAAGTTCCTGACGGCCGGTAATCTTCACAACACTACCGGCAGCCAGGCAACCCGACCAAAGCTATACTCCAGCAAGGTGGGGATTGAGATGACACTGACAAACAGCTACATCAAAACCATCCCCATGCGAACGGACCAGCTTCAATCCAGGCGCTCGAAGGTGATTACCATCGATGAATGGCTGAGTTGCGATGTCCGGGACAATGTGCTGAACGCCTGCCGGCAAAGCTGTGCCAAGATTCCGGATTACGTGATTGTGGCTATCAGTTCCGAAGGAACCATCCGAAACGCCATCGGCGACGACATCAAGCTGGATCTGATGAAGGTGCTGCGCGGCGAAATTTACGCCCCGTACCAGAGCATCTGGTATTACAAGCTCGATGATATTTCCGAGGTCGGGATGCCGGAGATGTGGATCAAGGCCAATCCGAATCTCGGAAAAACTGTCACTTATGAGACCTACCAGCGTGAGGTGGAACTGGCGGAGAAATCCCCTTCCCAGCGGAATGATATCCTGGCGAAGCGGTTCAATCTGCCCATGGAGGGAACGACCTATTTTTTCACTTATGAGGAAACCTTCCCACACCCGAAGAAAAGCTATTACGGTATGCCCTGCTCCATGGGGATTGACCTCAGCCAGGGCGACGACTTCTGTGCGTTTACGTTCCTCTTCCCTCTCCCACGGGAGCGTTTCGGGATCAAGACGAGGAACTACATCAGCCGGCTTACCTACGACAAACTGCCGCCGTCCATGCACGAGCAGTATCGGGCATTTATCGACGAGGGCAGTCTGGAAGTCATGGAAGGCACCGTGCTGAACATGATGACGGTTTATGACGACCTGGATCGGTTTATTCTGGATAACGAATACGACGTTCGCTGCGTTGGGTTTGACCCGTACAACGCGAAGGACTTCATCTCCAGATGGGAGACAGAAAACAGCCCATTCGGCATCGAGAAGGTGATCCAGGGAAAGCGCACTGAAAGCGTGCCGCTCGGCGAGCTGAAAAAGCTGAGTGAAGAGCGGATGCTGTTGTTTGATGAAGATCTGATGAGTTACACCATGGGAAATTGCATGGTTGACGAGGACAATAACGGAAACCGGATGCTGCTGAAAAAGCACGCCGACCGGAAGATTGACGCAGTGGCGGCTATGTTGGACGCCTATGTTGCATATAAGTTGAATCTGGATGCGTTTATGTAATCTGAATAAGGAGGTCGTCTTAACATGGCCGTATATCTGGTTTCCTCTGAACCTCGCGGGCGTTCGCTGCAGCACAGTGAAGAGCCTTCTGCTGGAGTGGTGCTCTGCACTAAGGAGTACGCGGACGAACATACCCTGATGCACTACCGTGTGGGCGGTGAAAAGAAGGGTGTCCGTCGCTGGCAGAATGAAAACGGCAGCTATACCAAAGCCGGGTATGAGCATTATGCCGAAATGTATGGCTGGAATAAGCTGCGGGCCGATCATGCTGATCGCAGAGCTGAAATTAACCGGCGGAAAGCATCAGATGCCAAGCTTCGTTTGGACAAAGCGACTGTCAAATACGACAAGGCAGAGATTAAGTCCAACAAGCGCGGGGATGTCGTGAGCGCTGCCAAACGGGATGCCGCTCGGAGAAAGATGAGTGAAGCTCAGTATCAGTACGATACCTACTCAGCAAAGGCCAATAAGTGGCAGGCAAAATCTGATAAGATTCACGAAAAGTGGGATAAGAAGCAGGAGAAGATCGCCGAACGTGAGGAAAAGGCTGAACTGGATAAGAAAGCCGGCACCGATGCCGAGCCGATGACACGAACGAATCCCGAAACTGGAAAAACATCCAACTTAATAACGGATATGACCCTGAAAGGTGCTTCTTCTGATGAGTTGGCGAAGGTCGAGAAGGCCGCAGAAGATCGAGTCGAGAACAACCGGTATGTAGAAGGATCCAGGGCATTCGATGAAAATGCGGAGAACGAACGGAGAATGCAGGATTTCGACGATCTCAGTGCTGAAGATAAGCGTAAGACCGGAGATTACCTGTTAAAAAAGATGTCAGATTTCAACGACGTTTATAAATACGGCTATGGAGAGATTGCCAATGCCAAGGAGCTTGACGATCTTGATGCCGACGTTGCAAAGCAGGCCGTAGAAGAGTACAAGCGTGACTATGGATGGTTGGTCACACAGATAGATCGCGTTGCTGGTAATGAAAACGCTGGCGAATATGTGGAAGGCAGCAACAGTGAGAAAGCGCATCAGCGGCTTATGAAGTCCTATGATGAAAGTTGGGCAAGAAGAGAGGAACTCGAAAGAGAGGCTGGGCTCGATCTTACACGATCAAAGAATTACGAACGAGATCATCAGCGATTAAAAGAAATCCTTGATTCCGACAAGATCTATAAAGCCTTGAATGAGGTAGATGCGAAGAACGAGAATGATCTTATTACCGCTGTTCTTAAAGACCTTGGATTCTCCAACACGCCCACCAATCGCTCTATGATTTTCCCGATTGTTTTCCGTGACTAACGTACGTTTTCATATAACTGAATAGATCATGTGGAGGCCGACAATGCCAATAGTATTCACAGACGGCCGACGCGGCCTTTTCTTGATTTCCTCTGATTATCAGGATGCAAGTTTTCTGATGCATTACCGCCGTGGAGGCGAGAAGAAAGGTGTCCGGAGATGGCAGAATAAGGACGGCAGCTATACTCCGGAAGGTTATTTACATTACAAGGAAATGTATGGTTGGGGCGACCGGAAGGACGGCACGAAGATCGAGTCCAATCTTCGAAATGGCGTTGTTCGAGGAATCAATGGCCGGGAAACCAGCTCAGACGCGAAACATCGGATGTTCAGTCCCCACGGTGGGATTGACCCAACAGATGCCGCTTCTTATTCCAATCGTATTCTGAGCGAGCTACACATTCCTGTCGAAAAGCTAAGCGACATTAAACGTCTTAGTGCAGGTGAGGATATCAACAAGGTACTTCACGATATAAACCATCGAGATGAAGAAGGCGGTAAAGAAGTTGCTGGTACCATTTTAAGTGACACGGGTCGGCAATATAACTGTCCGAACTGCGCATGCGCGTTTGAGATGGTCCAGCGAGACTATGATGTGGTTGCGAGAAGAGCTCCGGATGGTTCAAACGTAGGTGATATCGAACGGAATTTCAAAGGTGGCCATCTTCTGACAGCCGGGGTTGACTGGGAAGACAACCCGATTAGGCTGGCTCCCACTCCGAAGAAAAAACGGGATCGTCTCAGATATTTTCACGATCTGGAAAAGTGGGGTCAGGAACTATCACAGACCAGGGATAAGGCGATCAAAGGCCTTCGGCGTACCCTTGAGGAACAGGGTGCTGGCGCTCGTGGAATAATTGTGGTAGGATGGCTGAGTGAATATTCTTTGGCCCCCACAACCGACTTTCACGCACTGAACTACAAGATCGACGGTGACGGCGTCATGATGCTGTACGACACACAATCATGGCGTAAGTGCACGGGGACGTACGATCTCGGAATGCTATACGGATGCGATCCAAGGGAGCTGCATTACATGCGGACCGATAATCTTGATCTGGATGAAAGTATTACTGAACGAGTTTACAGTAGAGGGAGGAGCGACAAATGACCGCCTTTGACGCATACGATATTATTTGCAACCATCTTGGCTACCATCCGCAGGTCAGCACAGCTTATGAGTATGAACACGTATTTTGTTTTCGGATGCGTCAGAGCGAGCGTCTGTGCGTAGTTAAAAGCACAGGCGATGTAATATGGGAAGACGATCTTCCTGACGAACTTGCCCCGGAAGGGGCCGGACGGTTTATTGTCATTGGAAAAGGCTGGTAAGATCCGGCATCCATTCCTTTTCAAGTCTATGAATAACTGAATAGAAAGCTTACAGGGAGGATCCTAAAGATGGGATTTTTAGATCGATTCCGGAATGCCTGGAATATTTTCAAGAATAAGGATCCTACCTGGACGGTGGAGACCGGGCCGGGGTATGGGATCCGACCGGACCGGATGCGGTTCACCCGGGGAAATGAGCGGAGCATTATCACTGCCGTGTTTAACCGGATTGCCGTGGATGTGGCGAATGTACCGATTCAGCACGTTCGGACGGACGCGGAAGGCCGGTATCTGGAGACCATCGACAGCTCCCTGAACAACTGCCTGACGCTGGAGGCGAATATCGACCAGACCGGCCGGGCGTTTATTCAGGACGCGGTGCAGACCATGCTGAATGATGGCTGCGTGGCGCTGGTTCCCACCTGCGCGGACGACGAACCCATCGACAGCGGAAACTTCGCCGTGTACACCATGCGGACCGCGACGGTCACGAGATGGTATCCGGAAAAGGTGACGGTGATGATCTACAACGAGCTCACCGGAGAAAAGGTGGAGCGGACCGTTCCGAAGGCCGCCACCGCCATCGTGGAGAACCCGCTGTATTCCGTGATGAACGAGCCGAGTTCGACACTGCAGCGGCTGGCGAGAAAGCTGGCCCTGCTGGACATCGTGGACGAGCAAAGCGCCAGCGGAAAGCTGGACATGATCATCCAGCTCCCCTACGTGATCAAAACCCCGGAGCGGCAGAGGCAGGCCGAGCTGAGAAGGCAGAGCATTGAGCAACAACTGGCGGAGGGGAAATACGGGATTGCCTATACGGACGGCACGGAGAAGATTATTCAGCTTAACCGCCCGCTGGAAAACAACCTGATGAGCTCCGTTGAATACCTGACCAATCTGCTGTTCAGCCAGATCGGCGTGACCCAGAGCATTTTGGACGGTACCGCGGACGAGAAGACATGGCAGAACTACCGGACCCGGCTGATCGAGCTGTACCTGAATGCCCTGACGGACGAGATGAAGCGCAAGTTCCTGACGAAGACCGCCCGGACGCAGCATCAGACGCTGATGTACTTCACCAATCCGTTCCAGGCCATTACCGCTGAGAATCTGGCCGAAATGGCTGATAAGCTGCGCCGCAACAGCGTGGCCACCGCCAACGAGATTCGCCAGATGATCGGATGGAAGCCCAGCAAGGACCCGAAGGCGGACACGCTGGATAACCCGAACCTGAGCCAGCCGGCCGGAGAGGAACCGCAGCCTTACGGAGATTACGACGGCGAGGACGAGGTCGCCCAGAGCGCGATTATTCCAGCCGGAGGAAGCGGTAAGGCGCTGCCGGGCGATGAATCCCCCGGACCGCTGCCGAAATACGCCAGGAAGCCGGTTCCCAACCGGAACAAACCCAAGGGAAACAGGGGTCCGAGAGGCCCGACGAAGTGACGCGGCATTGGCCGCTCTTTTTTCATTTTTGGGCGACATCGATCTCGGAGAGGAGAACAAGATGAGATGAAGTACGATTTCTGCGGGTACGCCACGAGGAGCAATGTGAAATGCTCGGACGGGCGGACCATCATGAAAGACGCTTTCCGTGATGACGACGGAAAGACGGTGCCCCTGGTCTGGAATCACGACCACTCCAAGGCGTCCAGCGTTCTGGGGCACGGCGTTCTGGAGAATCGGGACGACGGCGTGTACGTTTACGCCAGCTTCAACGACACTCCGGAAGGCCAGCGGGCAAAGGAACTGGTCCGGCACGGCGACATCACCGCGCTGAGCATCTTTGCCAACAAACTGAAGGAGAGCGCCGGTCGGGTCATGCACGGCATCATCCGTGAGGTGAGCCTGGTTATGGCCGGAGCGAATCCGGAAGCCACCATTGATTCCTACGTCGCGCACAGCGACGGTTCGGTCGAGGTTGACCGCAGCCAGGGACAGTTCTATTCCGGAATGGACGGGGAACTGTATCACTCGGAAGACAATGAAAGCGACGAGGCGGATACGGAAGAACCGAACAGCGGATCGGAGCTGGAACACGCGGACAGCCGCGAAGACGACGAGGAAGAAGCCCGGCAGCGCCGCCGTGAGCGGGCAGTCCAGAGGGCGAAGGATCAAAATTCTGACGACGCAGAGGATTCCGACGGCGACGAAGCTGAGGATGATGCGGAGGAAGAGGACTCCGAGGATGATGGGGACACCCCGGACGAGGAGGACAAGAAGAAGGTGCAGCATGCCGACGAATCCGAAAAGACCGTCGGAGATGTGCTGGATACCTTCACCGATGAACAGAAGGTCGTGGTGATGGCGATGATGGAAAACGCCCTTGCCGCCGCCGGAAAATCCATGGAACACTCAGATGAGGAGGATACTGACATGAAGCGTAACCTGTTCGAGCAGAACGAAGAGATGGAAGAGAACGTGCTGACCCACGCCGACGAGATGAAGATTCTCGAGATGGCGAAGGACACCAGCATCGGTACCCTGCAGAAGGCCATGAAGGCGTTCTGCGAAGACGAGAGCCTGGCCCACGGCTTTGACAGCCAGAGCCTGACCCTCATGTTCCCCGAATACAAGGACCTGAAGCCCGGCGCCCCGGAAATGCTGACCGACGACCAGGGCTGGATCGGCAAGGTGCTGGCCAAGGTTCACAAGAGCCCCCTGACCCACATCCGCGTTCGGTTCACTGACATCCGGACGATCAAGGAAGCCAACCGGGCGAAGGGTTACCAGAAGGGAACCCAGAAGGCCCTGACCCAGGACATCAGCGCGCTGTACCGCGTGACGGATCCCCAGACCATTTACATCCGCAGCGACCTGCCCCGTGACGATGTGTTGGACATCCAGGACTTCGACTATGTCGCCTACATGTACAACATCGATCGGATGAACCTGAACGAGGAACTGGCGACGGCGATCATGCTGGGCGATGGCCGCGGCGTCAGCGATCCCCACAAGATCAAGGAAGACAAGATCATCCCGATCTGGAACGACGATGAGCTGTTCACCATTCACCGCACCGTGGACTTCGCCGCCATGCGGACGAGCCTGCAGGGCACCAACACCAACATGTACTTCAGCGACAACTTCGTGTACGCAGAGACCTTTGTGCAGGAGCTCCTGTATGGCCGCGAGGACGCGAAGAACGTCGGGCAGGGTGACCTGTACATCGCGCCACACGTGGTGAACCAGATGCTGCTGGCCCGCGACCGCAACGGCCGCCGGATCTACAACACCATCGAAGAGCTGCGCAGTGCCCTGAACGTCAACTCTATCATCACTGCGGAGCAGTTCGAGGGCAAGATCCGTACGGATAAGCAGGGCAACCAGCACAAGCTGCTGGCGATCCTGTTCGACATGAAGAACTATCAGCTGGGCGCGGCCAAGGGCGGCGAAATCACCCATTTCACCGACTTCGACATCAATTTCAACACGCTGCAGAGCCTGCTGGAGACCCGTACCAGCGGCATGAACACCCGTCCTCTGTCCGCGCTGGTGCTGGAAGAGGATTACACGGCCACCAGTGAAGATGGCAGCGATGAGAGTAACCCCGGCTAATACCTGACGCAAAGGAGAACGCGCGATGGCAAGATTCAGCGGTGATGTCGGATTCATCGAGAATGTTGAAACCGACACGAGCAAATGGGTTAACCAGGAGACCGTCCGCCACTATTACGGAGACGTCCAGCGAATGGTGAAGCGGACGGAAGACGGCGCCGGGGTCAACAGCACCATCAACATCAACAATGAAATATCCATCGTCGCGGATCCCTTTGCCCGGGATCATTTCTTTGCGATCCAGTGGGTTCAGTGGCAGGGCGTGAAATGGAAGGTGACCGGCGTGGAGGTGCTTTACCCCCGGCTGGTCCTGAGTCTGGGAGGGATCTGGCATGGCGATGAGACGTAAAGAACTGGACGCGCTCCTGCGGGAGACGATTCGGTACCCGAGCCGGAAGATCTACTTTCAGCCCCCGGAAAACCAGAAGATCAGCTACCCCTGCCTGATCTACGAATTCACCGGATTGGGCACCCGATACGCGGATGACCGGCCGTACAGCCAGATTCCTTCCTGGAACCTGACGTACATTACCCGGGATCCGGATGATGAGATGATCCTGAAGCTGGCGGAGCTGCCCCAGTGCGCAATGGGGCGCCCCTTCACTTCCGAGAATCTCTATCATTACCCCTATACAATGTATTTCTGAGACGGGAATACCGTCGGACTCATCCCCCATAACAGAGCGCATATATTGCCGATGAGTCAGCTGCTCTACCCCCGGAACGGAAAGGGATAACGGGGCTTTTATCGACAGAACGGAGGATCAAAATCATGGCAAAACTGACCTGGGACGGCGTAGGTAAGAAAGAATACCAGTATGGCGTAAGCCAGGGCGTCCTGTTCAAGCAGGATCCCACCAGCAAGAAGTGGATGGGCGTGGCCTGGAGCGGCCTGACCAACGTGACGGACAGCCCCGAGGGCGGTGACGTCGAAGAGAAGTATGCCGACAACATCCTGTACGCCAGCGTCCGCGGCGTGGAGAAGTTCGGCGGCAGCATCGAGTGCTTTACATATCCGGATGAGTGGCTGGGCTGCATCGGCAAGAAGGAGATCATCCCCGGTGCGACCGTTGGCCAGCAGAACCGGGATACCTTCTGCCTGGCGTATCGGACTGAGATCGGTAACGACCAGAACCAGAACGCCGGCCACAAGATCAACATCATCTACAACTCCACGGCGAATGCCAGCGAGATGAGCCACGACACCACGGAGGAGAGCGTCGACTTCGAGCCCATGAGCTTTGACTTCGACAGCAACACCGTGCCCGTGACCGGACATAAGGCGACTTCCAAGCTGGAGTTCAGCAGCCTCACCCTGGCCCCCGCCAAGATGACCGCGCTGGAAGACCAGATCTATGGCACCGCATCCACCGAGAGCGAGCTGCTCATGCCCGACGATCTGTTTGCGCTGCTGGCAGCTGCTACCTGATCGACCCGCTATTTCGGGGGAGAGACTGACTGATCGGCCTCTCCCCCACTTTTTCCAATTCCCTTTAATTTTTGAGGCACAGAAAGGAGCCAAAAACAATGATCAAGAAGACCCTGACGTACAAGGACTATGAAGGCCAGGAACACACCAAAGATTTCTATTTCAGCATGAACCAGACGGAGTTCGCTCTGCTGAACAACAGCCTGCCGGGCGGGTTTGAATACTACCTGCAGAAGATCCAGCAGGATCATGATGAAACCAAGCTGCTGGAGCTGCTGACGATGTTCATCGTCGAAGGCTACGGCGAGCGGCTGATGGACGGTCTCGGCTTCAGCAAGGAAGACCTGAACGGCCGGAAGCTGGGTAAGCTGTTCCTGAGCACGGAAGCTTGCGACAACCTGATCACTGAGCTGCTGGAGAAGGAGAACAATATCGGCCTTTTCCTGACGGGCATGCTGCCGGCCAGCATCCAGGGCAAGGTGGAGCAGGGCATTCGCGACGCCCAGGCCAAGGAAACCAATGTGGTTCCGCTGCCTGGAAACGGCGAAGTGAAGTAAGGGGCGGGTCGGCATGCTTCGGCTGACCATCCCCGATCAGGAGCTGTGGTACGAAGACGCGGTGAAGCGGTGCTTCATCCCCGTCAAGGGCCGAACCCTCAAGCTGGAGCACAGCCTGATTTCCATCAGCAAATGGGAATCAGAATGGAAGAAGCCCTTCATCAGCCCGGCTCCCAGAACGCGGGCGGAAACCATGAGTTATATCGCCTGCATGACACTGAATGATAATGTGGACCCGAATCTGTATGAATGCCTGACCGCAGACGACATTCAGAAGGTTCAGGAATACATCGACGACCCCATGACCGCCACTACCTTCCGCGGAGAAGGCGGAGGGAACGGCGGCCAGGGCCGGGGAAAGAAGGGAAAGCCCCTGAACACCAGCGAGCGGATATACTCCGCCATGGTGCGTCACGGGATCCCCTTCGATCCCTGTGAAAAATGGCATCTGAACCGGCTGTTCACGCTGATTCATCAGTGCGAGCTGGACGATAGCGGAAGCCGTGTAAGCAAACGGGATACGGCCAAATACTACGAGCAGCTGAACTCTGCCCGCAGGGCCAAATACCATACCAGAGGATAAGGAGGGCGGCGCGGTTGGCGACGAAATTCTTCACCGTAAAACAACGCGGCGGATTTGCCGGCACCGAGCGATTCTTCAGAGTCAGTGCAAAGAAACTGAACGCCCGGAGGCTGGAGAAATACGGCCAGATGGGTCTGGAAGCTCTCGCCGCCGCTACCCCCGTCCGAACCGGAAAGACGGCTGCCAGCTGGAAATACAGGGTGATCTCCGATGGAGAAACCCTGAGCATCCGCTGGGAGAATGACAACACCGCACCCAACGGCGACAACATCGTTGTGCTGCTGGTTCGCGGTCATGGAACCAAGAACGGGCACTATGTGAAGGGGGTCGACTTCGTGAACCCCGCGCTGGAGCCGGTTTTCGACAAAATTGCCAGGAAAGCCTGGGCGGAGGTGACGAGCGATGGCCGATGAGCGGGTCCATGACAAATATGTTGCTGAAGCTCAGTTCGACAGCAGAGATTTCGACAAAAACATCCGAAAGAGTCAGAAGACACTGGAGGATTTCAAGAAAAGCCTGAATTTCGAGGACGCTGTCGGCCAGATGCAGGATCTGCAGCACTCCAGCGGCCTGCTGTCGGGCATGGCAAAGAACCTGAAGAAGCTGACCAATGAGATCGCCGGAATCGGGAGCATTTCCGCGTTCGTTCAGCAGAAAATCCAGGCCGCCTGGCACGGCGCAGCGAACAGCGTGGAAAATTTCGCGAAGAGCCTTACAAGCGTGCAGCGGCAGGCCGGCGCCGAAAAATACGACAAGCTGCTGAAAGCTGTTCAGACCATCAAGAACGCGACCGGAGACGCGGAAGAATACGTCTACGGCGTGATGGAAAAGCTGAACAAATACACCGACGAAACCAGTTACGATTTCGCGGACATGGCCCAGAACATCGGCAAATTCACCACTGCCGGCATCCATCTGAAGGACGCCGAGGAGGAAATGGAAGGCATTGCCAACTGGGCCGCTCTGGCTGGACAAGGCGTTGGCGAGGCCCAGCGGGCCATGTATAACCTGAGCCAGGCCATGAGCGCCGGATATGTCCTGAAAATCGACTACAAGAGTATTCAAAATGCCAACATGGACATCCGGAAATTCCGGGAGGAGGCCCTGAAGGCCGCCGCCGAGGTTGGCACCCTGATCGAGAAGAACGGCGTGTACAAAACCGCGAAGGGCGGCAAGACGGTTGACGTTGAGAACTTTGTCGAAACTCTTCAGTTTAAATGGTTTGACAAGGCCACTATGGAGAAGGTGTTCAAGACCTTCGCCGACAACACCAAGGGTATCGGCGCGGAGGCCTATAAGGCCGCTCAGCGCTGTGTTACTCTGAAAGACGCGATCAACGCCATTAAGGACATGCTTTCCACCGGATGGATGAAGAGCTACCAGCTGGTGTTCGGCCGGCTGTCCGAAGCCATGGATCTGTTCAGTGGGCTGTGCAACAAGGCCAGCGCCGCTCTGCAGGACTTCATTGACACCCGGAACGGCATTCTGGAGCACTGGAACGTCGGCGGAGGCCGCGATTCCCTGTGGTCCATGCTGGTCGGCGAAATCGAAACCCCGGACGGAAAGACGCTGTTTCGCGGCGCATACGGCCTGCTGGATCTGGTGGTCGATGTCACGGATATGGTCAAGGAAGCGTTCCGCAGCTTTGTCCGCATGTTCATCCGGGAAGAGAACCTCGCTATTTATGACAGCAATCCGGACTATATGTTCGCCTATCTGGGCTCGGTTCTTTCCGAATTCACCGGAAATGTCCAGAAATTCATGGACAGTATCGGCACCTTCCTGCATGAAGTTCCGGAAGGGGCTATGGAGACCCGGTTTGAACAGATCAAGCATGTGGTGGAAGCGGTTTATGCCGCTATCATGTGGGTCTTTAACCTGGGTCACGGGATCGTTCAGTTTATCGGTCAGATCCTTGGGCAGCTGACGCCCGCCTTTGACGCGGTTCAGTGGCTGCTGACCTATCTGGCGCAGCTGTTCACCGGAGATGTGGTGAAAGGCGCCAAGGAGAACACCATCGGTAAATTCTTCAAGAATCTTGCGGAGCTTCTGAGGCCGGTTACCACCGTTATCAATGTGGTGGTGGTTGTGCTGACCCGGCTGATTGCGGCCGTTGTCGGATTCGTGCATCAGACGGGGCTTCTCCCCGCTCTGCTCCAAATCCTGTCGAACATTGTCGGTCTGGTCGGCCAGGCGTTTGTCAAAATCCTGACCAGCGACATGTTCAAGGACTTCATCACCTGGATCGGGAATCTTGTCGTGAAAATTCCGGCCGCCGTCCAGCGGCTCCGGGATTTCGGGCAGATGATTATCGATACCGTTAAAAAGACCAAAACGTTTGGGCTATTCTGGGGATGGGTTGAAAGCACATTCGGCGGGAAAAGTCTCGACGATGTCTGGCACACCATCAGCGGAAGATTCTCCAAGCTGACTTCCAGGATTCCAGAACTGCTGCCGGAGTTGCAGGATAACCTCAGAACCATCTGGGGCAAGATTGTCGGCGTTCTGGATCAGTTCTTCGGAACCATCATCGGGTTCTTTGTCGGAAGCGCCAAGGCTGATGAAGCGGCGGAAAGCGTGAATGACGCCATCGTCGCTGTGCTGACTCCCGGAAGCGGAGCGGATGATACCGCCGCCGGAACAGCCGTCGCGGGCAGCTTGATCTCTCAGATCAAGGACGCCTTTAACCGGGTATGGATCCCGGTGAAGGATTTCGTTTCCAACTTCTTCTCCGTCACCGTTCCGAGTTTCTTTAAGAGCGATGCCGTGAAGGCAGTTGGAAAGTTCTTCGAAGGCACGACCTTCATGGGACTGCTTGGCGGAGTGACCAACCTGATCAAATGGCTGGCAATCTTCCGGACCGGAAGCGGCCTGGTGGCTGCCGGCAAGGGAATCAAGAAACTGGGAACCGGTCTGAAGGTCTTCGGCAAGAATCTGAAGAATTTCAATCTTGTCGGCGCCTTCAAGGACATGTTTACCTTTACGAATACCATCAACAGCAATAACACGGATAATTCCCGGACTTCGAACTGGGGAAAATTCGGTGATAACCTGCTGAAGACGGCTATCGGAATCGGCATTGTTGTCGTCGCAGCGATCAAGCTGAGTGACGCCGTAAGCAAGCTGACTCCGGAGCAGCTGAAGAATACCGGAATTACTCTGGCAGCTCTTGTTGGCGGCCTGGTCACAGCGGATATCGTGTCTGGGAAGCTTGGCGGCGGAGGCAAGGGTCTGCTGAAGCTGGCCGCGGCTGTCGGGATTCTCGTGTATGTCCTGAAGCAACTGTCCACGCTGAATATTGCCTTCCGGGAGGCAGGAGCCACAAGCATTTTTGATAAATGGACTCCGTTTACAAAGGCTCTTCTGACGCTGACCGGAATGATTATCACGCTGTCTTTCGCCGGAGCTCTTGCCGGAAAGGCAGGCGCAAAGGGCCTGATGAAACTGGCCATCGCCGTTGAGATTCTGGTACTGGTAGTTAAGCAGCTGATGGGAATCGCCGTGTTCCGGGAAGTCGGAGCCAAGGGGCTCCTTGATAAATGGACGCCCTTTACAAAGGCGTTGGCAACTCTCGCAGGACTTATACTGACTCTTTCGATCGCCGGGCGCCTCGCCGGAAACGGGGCAAAGGGCCTGCTCGGATTCTCCATCGCTATCGAAGTTCTGGTTCTGGTTCTCAAGCAGCTGTCTAAGATTGCTGTTTTCCGGAATCTGGATGGAAGCCTGACTTCTTTCTCGAAAGCGATTATTACGCTGACTGGAATCATTGTGGTTCTGACTGCAGCTTCCTTTGCTATCAGTTATTTCGGAAAAGAAGGGCTTAAGGGTCTTGGGAAGGTGGTTCTGGCCATAGCGGCTCTGGCACTCGTTGGCGCCATGATCGCGCAGATGAAGCCCGAACAGATCATTTACGGGTTTGGCGCGTTGGTTGCGCTTATGCTTACCATGGGCGGCTTCGTTGCCATGGCTTCCAAAATAGACCCCGCCAAAATGAAAGCAATCCGTGGGATCTTTGTTTCGTTTGCCCTTACCGTCGGCATCATTACTGCGGCGCTTGTCCTGATCACTGAACTTGGGGTTCAGGAAAGCACCATTCTTAAATACTTCGGCGGACTTGTCGCCGTGCTGCTGGGAATGGCTCTCATTATCCGGGCTGCGAGAAAGGTTCAGAGCGGAAAGGCGCTTGGCGCGCTTGCCATCGCCTTTGGTGGCCTGTTTGCTGTCGTAGCCGCCATTACCGCCAGCCTGATTCTGATCCAGGATAAGGGGATTCAATGGGAAATGCTGCTGACCATGATGTCCGGGATTACCGCCATCGTTGTCGCAATGGGCACCTTCATGCCCCTGCTGTCCAAAATGAGCGTATCCGGGGCGGCCATTGCCGTGGTAGCCATCGCAGCTACCATTGCAGCGATCATGGTTGTTATTGGGATGCTGGCTGAGTATCTTCTTGGAAAGATCGGCAACGCCCTGAGCAGCATCAGCGCAAGGCTGAAGATTACCAGCGGGCTACTGGGCGACTTCTTCAACCGAATGGAAGGCATTTCTGTGGAAAGCGTGCAGCACGCCCAGAAAATCTTCGATATGCTGAAGGATCTGATCGTGTCCGTTTCCGGCTTTGCCCTGTATTCGCAGGGCGTGCAAAGCCTTGAAACTCAGCTGAACAAGCTGGGAGCCGGGCTGGATCTGTTCTTCCTGAACGATTCAAAATACCCTGATCCCGAAAGCAGCAATTCGTTTAAAGCACTTGACAAGCTTATAGCGATCGGCCCATCCCTGGGCGCTTTTAACGTCGGCAATGTTCCGGCCGACATCTTTGCGCTTGGAACCGCGCTCGGGCTGTTCGACGCGGCCACATCCGGCATTACAACGGATAATCCGCCGGCTCTCGGCCTGATGACCGGTCTGTTCAGCCAGGCGGACAATATCCAGACCATCATGAGTCTGCCTCTGACAGAACTGGCAAACAAACTGGAGCTTCTCGGCAGCGGCATGAGCCTGTACGCCAAGGGATCCAGCGAAGTGACCGGGGTAAAGGCCGACAGCGGGATCATCAGCATCAGCGAAGCCGTCGGCATTCTGAACGAAGTGATCGGCGCCATGAACGAGGAGGGCGGGCTTCAGAGCTTCACCATCCCGGAAGGGCTTCCGGAGGAACAGGAAACCGCTTCCTTCAGTCTGAAGTTGAACGCCCTGGCCGTTGCCCTCGGAGAATTTATCGACGCGGCGAGCAACTATACCGGAACTACGCAGCAGGCCGTTGACATGCTGGGAATGCTGAAAGATATTAATTCCAATCTGACCAGCGACCGGCTCAAGTTTATTTCTGTTCTTGGCCCGGAGGGAGTAACTTACGATATGCTTAGCGAATTCGCTCTGGATATCGGTCAACTTGGTTACGCACTGGGCGAGTTTGCCAAAAATGTGGACGGCGCAGACTTCTCAACCGGAATTTCAGCGCTGCAATCCATGCAGACGATCAACAGCCTTCTGACAACAGATCGGCTCAATTTTATTAAAGCATTTGAGGAAGCCGGTTTGAGCGGAGCAGAAGATTACAGCCCGCTCAGTCAGTTTTCAACGGATATTGCAGAACTCGGCCGCGCTCTGGGCGGATTCGCACAGAGTCTGATCATGGACGATGGCACCGAGGCAAACTTTGACAATGCCATTAAGGCTCTTGGGTTCCTTGGGAGGCTGCAGACCAAACTTGGAGCTCTCCAGAATATTGGCGGTCTGCTGAATACCTTCCTTCACGGAGAAACCCAGACCATCGGCACGCTGAGCGGCCAGCTGACAGAAATGGGCCAGGCGCTTGGGGATTTCAGTGACGCCATGTCCGGCATCGGTGAAGGTAAGAACGCGTTCAACTACGAAGCGGTCAATAGCGGACTCAACTCTCTGGAGGCGCTGATCGGCGTCATCAATCATATGACGATGATGAACCCCCAGAACGGCAATATCCTTGGCGCGGAATTCTTCATCCGGAATCTGGCCGACATTACATCGTCTATCAACGACGTTGAATTCCTGAACAGTCAGGGTTACGGCAACGGAAAGAGCGTGGCTCAAAATCTGGCGGAATTCTGCAAGCAGCTGAGTGACGCCATCAACGAAGTTGGCGGCCTGGATGAAGGCGCCCTGGATATGTTTGCGAAGGTATCCAATGCTATTAACACTCTGTTAACGCTCGATCCAACCATGGATTTCGAGAACACGGGGCGAATGATCGCGGCCGGCATCAAGCAGGGTATTGAACAGGGTCAGTCCGACGTTGTTCAGTCCGTAATCGATGTGGTTCAGGCAGCGATTGACGCCGGTAATTCGACCGCAGGTATTGCAAGCCCGTCGAAGGTCATGGAAGAGATGGGTATGTTCATGGACCAGGGTCTGGCAATTGGGCTCGACAAGAACTCGAATCGGCCGGAACAAGCCATGTCTGATATGCTTGCGAGCGCCTTTGGCCGTGACGATGATGACGTTCAGGCGCGAATCGCGGTGAACGCAGAAGCGGCAGAACGTTCCCGGTGGGAGAGCCTTAACGAAACACAGAACAGCTTAAATGAAATTCAAGATAACATTTATAAAAATCAGGCAATATCCGCCGGCAAAGGGTTTGAAACCTGGGAAAGCTATATTAAAGGCTCTTCCGAAGAAATCGGCCTGATGTCGACTGCCGGTCTGAACCAGGGCCTGGAGAAAGGCCAGCCTGAGGTTGTCAAGACCTTTGCCACGGTCATTCAGGCGGCTATTGCCGCCGGTAAGGACGTCGCACAGATCGCCAGCCCCTCCAAGGTTACTGAGGAGATGGGCGAATTCCTGGATCAGGGTCTGGCCAACGGCATTGCCGGAGAGGAACAGACCGTGTTCGACCGGGCACAGAAAGTGGCGATCGGGCTTATTCAGAAAATGAAGGGGGCCTTCGAATCCGAAGATGTCCTTGGCAATCTTCTGACTACGTCCGGAGTCAACGGCAGCGTATCCTCGCTTGGCCATTTTACCATTACACCGGTTCTTGACCTGTCCGTGGCGGAAAGGCAGATGAACCAGTACGAATCCGGGTATTTCCAGTGGCAGTTGCGTCAGCATCAGCTGAACACAGACCTGATGAACGCCCGAGCTGAGTACATGGCAAGCCAGACCGGACCGGCACAGGTTGTGATTCAAAATCCTTCCGATTTCCCGGATCCGCTGGCAGCCATCAATGAGCTTGGACTACAGCTAAATGATCTTGGAAATCAGCTTACGGAAAAGATCGGAAACATGAAGCTCTATCTGAACACCGGCGTTGTCGCCGGAGGCGTTACAGATGATGTTGGAATGAATCTTGGGCGAAAGGATATGTACGCCGCCCGCCGCAACTAACTGCCGGAGCGTCTCTCCGGCTTTCTTTACCCACAAAGGAGGTCGGAGAGCGCAATGGCTCTTGTAGAGTTTTACATTAAAAACTATCTTGAAAACGGGGCAATGGTGACAACGGAAAAATGTTTCCAGACCATCCCCTGGACGGCCGGAGAGCCTGCTCTGCTTTCCCCGAAGGTGAAAGCCAGCATGGGAAAAAGCGGCAGTTTCGATTTCAGTCTGTACGTGGATCATCCCCTGTATGGTGCCATGCAACAGTACCAGACCAAGATGCGTGTCGTGTTCGCTGGGAATACCATTTTTCGCGGCAGAGTCATCACCATCGACAAAACTTTTGACCGAACCCGGACCTTCCACTGTGAGGGTGTGCTGAGCTATCTGCTTGACAGCCATCAGGAAGGAACCAAGGAGGAGACTCGTCCCACCATCTCAGTTACGACATATATGCAAAACCTGCTCACGCAGCATAACGCTGACGTGGAGGATGAAAAGAAGATCCAGCTCGGAGAAGTTCCCGGACAGTATTCCAACAGTATCACTGCGGAACAGCGGGTTACAATTCCAAGCGATCAGATGAACCAGCAATTCGGAAATACCAGCTGGAATTCCACTATGGAGCGGCTGGAGGACCTTCTGAGTCTTTTCGGCGGGTATATGCGGATCCGGGAAGCGAATGGCGTGAATTACCTGGATTGGCTGGACAAATATTACAACGCGAATATCAACGCTCAGCCCATCGCTGTAGCCAGCAACCTGATTGATCTCGGCGGAACTTCAGAACTGGAAAATCTGTTTACGGTGGTTGTCCCTATTGGAAACGATCGGGGCGAAAACGTCTACATCGGAGACTACTGGCCCGTAGCTTATGAAGGTCACGCCAAAGTGAACTATATTGAGGTGCCGGAACTGGCCACGCAGGGCCTTTATACGGATGCCGAGTTGAACGTTGATTACCATCGGAAAAGCGACTACCAAAACGCAATTTCAAAATATGGGCGCATCTGGAAGACGGTTGATTTCGAAAACGCCAACACCCCGGAGAAGCTGTTCGGCTATGCCAAGGATTGGATCAAGAATAACTATATGCCGGATCTGATTCAGTGGAGCGTTACCGCCATTGATCTGGTCATCCCCGGCGAAAGCAGAACACCTCTGATTGTGGGCGACCGGGTTACGCTGACTCATTCGGAAGTGGACCAGGAATATGGAAGTTATACCATTATCGAGGCGGAATACGATCTGTATGAGATGGATAAAAGTCGATATACGATCGGCATCCCGAATCAGCAGGTCAATGCCAGTTATGGAGTTGCCCAGAAGCAGGAGTCCGAGGGAAAAAGCAGCGGCGGCGTAAAGAGCAGCGGTGGAGGTCGCAAAAAGACCCCACCCGAAAATAACGAAATTGCCTATGAAGAGGTCAAGTCGAGGCTTCTAAACCAATATGTCAACAAAACGGAGTTTGGCAAAGACATTTTACTCGATAACCCCATGGCATTTCTTATGCACAGCGAAAGAGGTATGCCGCTAACCAAGGTCCAGCAGGCTGTCAACGCAGCCGGGATCATTCCTCAACTCGAGTTTACCAAGACAAGCCGGGATCTCGAGTTGAGGGCAGAAGCCCTTCGCAGAGGCGTACCGCCCGACGATCCGCAGTTGCTGATCGATTTTACCCCAAAACTGAAAAAGCAACAGCAAGACTGGAAAAATGCGACCGCCTGGAACCTGAGCCAGAACACGGACATGACCGAGCAGGAGATTAATGTTCTGCTCAATGAGACCGCCGGCGAAAGCTGGCTGGCCTCCCTGGTGGACGACAACGGAAACTGGAGCCAGAAAGCAATCGAACAGGGATGGGCAAGCGGAGCAAAGAAGGGCGCCGCAGAAATAAAAGAACAGGCAATCCGAACCCGAAGCATTCTGAACGGCACCGCAAATACTTATAACCCGTATGACGGAGCCAAAGAGCGTGGTATTTTCGGGAATATAGACATAAGCGATATTTTCGGCACGAACTCCACTCCGAACGAGGCAACCGACACGGTTGACAAGGTTATCAATTTCTTCGGCGGGAACACCAAATTCGATCTGTCTGAAAGCTTTTCCGGTCTTACAGACAAGGTAACGCAGGCCTTTAACTTTCTTGGCGGAGTGTTTACCGGAGGTTCTGAGAAGGAAACTCAGGGCGGAACCGAGACGAAGACTTCATTCTTCGATCTTCTCGCTGATAAAGCTCACATCGACGGAAAGGATGGAAAAGCAGGGTTCGGGAAAGACCCTTCACAGAAATGGCAGGTGTACTTGAACGATACTGTCACCTATACAGATAATGATGGGGTGACACATACTCTGCCCGGATTTGTCAGCGCTCAGGATTTTAACCTGCCTGACGTTCCCAGTTTCAAGACCCGCTTCGCTTATATCGAGACCGCTTACATCAGTATCGCATATATTGACACCATTCTCGCGAATGATGCATACATCAAGAACATTACAGGTGAGCAGATTGTAGCCGGTACTTTCATTCGGGCCGCAAATGGGTATTTTGGGGATGTCAGCCTGATCGGAAATATCGGTAATGGGCGTATTTCCGCCAAGTCGTATGCCTATCGCAACGATGATGAGACTACATATTTGGAACAGTGCTTCGACGGCGCGCAGACCCGTACTGAAGCGTCGTCCCCCGGTACCATTTATCTCGATCTTTATCGAGCCAACGGACAGAGGATCACCGTCCCTTTTGACATAGCCTCCACTCAGTATTTCATTGACGCGGTGGAGGCCGCGTATCAGAGAGGACGTCAGGAAGGCGGCGGTGGAACTGTCGACATATCGATCAGCAACGTCCGGGACTCCAACACACGTCCCAGCGGATCCGTCAGCGCTTCTGACATCACCACCCTTATCAAATCCACCACCAAATCGTATGTTCTGTTCCAGGTTAACGCCGGAGAATCCGAAAAGACCTATTACATCGCCATGTAAAGGAGATCAAAATGAACGACTATACAGAAAACTATATTGAACTGGCTGATGGAACACAGTTTCCCGGACTTGCGGCTGAGATATTCGGCTATCTGTTGATAACCGTCTCCGCCGAAGATGCCCGGGAACATTTGCTTGATTTCATGGACACCAAGAAGACGAAAAAGATTGTTTTCGTGATTAACAAGAAGGATAAACGCGAATACGAGGGTTATGTCCATTTCGCGTACGCCGAGCAGAATCCCATGAATCCGGCGCAGATCATTGTACGGCTGCGCAAAGACGAAAGCGAGGCGTAAATGATGGAAAACGGAAGTATTCTGCAGGCCATTGACGCCACCATCCGGATCCTGAATTCAGTTAGCGTTCCGGTGGAATTGCTCGAGAAAGTCGGGATTCCGATCATGGCTGCCCGGAAGAATCTTGAAAACATTCTGGAGAGCATCCGGAAAGCCGGAGAAGAGCACGAAAACGTGGTTCCCATAGTCCCGGAGGATCCGGAGGAAGAAATTCGAGGGTAAAAGGAGGCCGGGTCGATGACCTACTATGACGAGAGTCATTCCATCACATTTTCACCAGTTGGGTCCACGGATCCGGCCGAAGCAAGAAACACCTGGAAAAACTGGTTCCTCATCCCAAGTTCGCGACCAGATGTTTCCTCCCCCGGGATCGACGCAAAGTATATTACCGTTCCCGGAAGACATGGAGCTATTGACGTCACGGAATATCTTACCGGAGAACCAGTGCTGTCCAATCGAACCGGCAGCTGGGAATTCCTGATCGATAATGATCATAGGGATTGGTACGCACTCCAGCACGAGATTCTGAACTATCTTCATGGTAAAAAGATGAAGTGCGTTCTGAACGATGAGAATAACACTTACTATATCGGTCGATTCACCGTCGACCCAAAGAGCGGGGAATCCAATAGTACGATCAGTATCACATACAACCTGGAGCCCTACAAATACGGGGAGAACTGGCTGTGGGATCCGTTCAATTTCGAGACGGATTACGCACCGCAGGAGAAGAGCCTGTAAAAGTTAAAGGAGGCATTAGTATGAGCATTAAAGCAAAGACTTTTGCGGAAAAGACGGAAGAAGCCTTCGCGGAGAAGCGGGGGTATATCTGGGCGACATCCGGGCAGCTGTGGACCGAAGCTCGGCAGGCCGCGCTGGTAAAGAAATACAACAGCGATCCGGTCAAGTATGCCGACTATAAGCTGAGCGCTGAAGTCGGATCAAAATGGATCGGGCATAAGGTGGACGACTGCAGCGGGCTGGTGAAGGATATCGCTTCCAAGCTGGGTCTGAAAGGGGTCTACCACGGGTCCAACCACCAGTTTAACAAGAACTGCAGCAAGACCGGCAAGATTGTGAAGGGTCAGAAGATCCCGATCGGCGCTCTGATTTTTACTGGAAACGAGACTGGAAAGCACAATCATGTGGGCATTCTGACTTCTGAAACCTGCGTCACGGAAGCTCAGGGAACGATTAAAGGCATTGTGCATACTCCCCTTTCTAACCGGAAATGGACCTACTGGGGACTTCTGAAGGGTCTTGAGTATGATTTTGTGCCCGGAGAAACTGTTAAAGACGAGATCCCGGACAGCTGCACAATTCCGGTAACAATGGATATGACTCTGAAAACCCTGCGGAAGGGCGCCAAGAGCGGAGATGTGGTTACGCTGCAGAAGCTGCTGATCGAAAATGGTGAGAAGCTGTCGAAGTATGGCGTAGACGGAGATTTCGGCGCCGAAACGCTGAAGGCCGTGAAGAGCTTCCAGAAAAAGAAAGGGTTGGTTGTCGACGGAATCGTCGGCCCCAAAACCTGGAAGGCGCTGATCGAAGATTGAATCATAAGGAGGGCAATCGCTCATGATTGACATTCAAGGAATGGATATTACTGTCAGCCGGGGGGATTGCTCTCCTTTTACCGTTACCTTCACCGGAGAGAATTCTGTGGCTGACGGCACTGAGATTCTCTTTACCGTCAAGCGGAACAGCAATCAGGATAAGGCTCTGATCGAGAAGCGGATTCCAGTTTCTGAGGGAAAGATCGAGGTCACGATCCGAAACGCTGACACGAAGGATCTGCCGTTCGGCGACTATGAATGGGACATCCGGATTCCGGACATGTACGGCGAAAACGAGCCGTATACACCGGATGGTTTTCCGGGAAAATTTACCGTAGCGAAGGTGATCGGAAATGTCGGATAAGCAGCTGGACATCCAGGTCGTCATCGAAAAACGGGAACCGGACATCCGAATCGGGCTGGAGCACCAGAAGCCGGATATTCAGGTGAAAATTGTTTCCGGAGGTGAAGCACACGAGACCTACGACGGGGCTTATCACGCGGAAAGCCTTATTGAGGCCCCACAGGTCTTCCCCACCAAAGATAAATTGATGAAAGATGATTTCACCGTGGATGAAGTGACGGTTTTCAAGGTTTCAAATCCGACTGGCGGGTGGACCTATTACATCGGCAAATAGGCCGGGAGGAGGAATTCAAAATGGCATATGATCCGGGCTCCAAAATCGTTCTCGGCGGCGAGGTAATCCTGGACCTGACTGGAGATGACGTTACAGAAGCCGACGTTGCAAGCGGTAAAAAATTTCATAAGCGGGATGGCAGTCAGGGAACCGGCACCAATACGAACGACGTGGACTCCTCAGATGCAACAGCGGTTGCTGCGGAGATTCTGGCCGGAAAAACAGCGGCTGTTGGCGGGACAATCATTACCGGCACCATGCCGAACCGAGGTGCGCAAAGCGGCGTTATCACGGATAAAGATACGCCGGTTGTCATCCAGCAGGGTTATCATGATGGCTCCGGCAGTGTTGGAGTTGACGCTTCTGAGAAAGCCAAGATAATCGGCAACAACATTCGAGAAGGCGTGACTATTCTCGGTGTACTCGGGACCATGAGCGGAAGTGAAGGCATGTCGCCTCAGCAGAAAAGCGTAACTCCTTCCATGAGTGCTCAGACAGTTCTGCCAGATGCCGGATACAATTGTCTGAGCCAGGTTAATGTCGCAGCGATTCCTGTGGTGATCACGGACAACGTCGCCGGAGGAAAGACCTACACCATTGGATAAGGAGGGTGTTTCGCATTGGCTGAAAACCCGTTCTTTAATCGAGTAGACGAACGAAACGGATCAGTAATTATGGATATTAGCGATACGACAGCTACAGCTAATGACGTTCTTTCTGGTAAAAAGTTTTATTCTGCAAGCGGTGCTCCTACGATCGGAACGCTTGTTCTTGATACGATTACGACTGCAACTGTTGAGTTAGGAAACTCGGTTTCTCTGTCTCCCGGAAACATAGAATTATCATTCGATGTGAGTAAAACTGGTTACACGCCCATTGGTATAATTGGATACAACCTATTTAACCGGGGAATTGCCGATAAGATTTTCCTTTCTGGGATGATTGTTCACGAGAATACCGCAATTTTTTACGGCAAAGTATCTGAAAACATTACTATTGGAGCATCAGCAAATGTTACTATTATTTACATAAAATCATGATTTTAGCAATGAAAAGTATAGTAAGGCATAGAGGACGGCGATATAAAAGCCGAGTTATCTAAAAAGGAGGAGTATAGTCTATGAAAGTAAACTGGAAAGTACGCTTCAAGAACACGACATGGCTGAGCATGTTCCTCAGTCTGATTGTCGGGTTTGTATTCAATCTGCTGAAGATGTTCGATATCGTTCCCGTGGTGACCGAAAACTTCGTAATGCAGATTATCGGGCAGGTACTGACCTTCCTGGGTCTGATCGGTGTGCTGGTCGATCCGACGACCGCCGGACTCAACGACAGCGTCCGTGCCATGGGATATGAGGAACCCTGGAGCGACGTTCCGAACAAGGAGGATTAAGCGATGGAGCCATGGATTCAGATGGCCTTGACCATTATCGTCACGGTGCTGGCCTGCAATGGATTCTGGGCGTATCTGCAGAGCCGGCGGGATAAAAAGGACGCCAAAACACGGATGATTCTTGGGCTCGGTCACGACCGAATCGTAGCCAAAGCCATGGAATATATCGAACGCGGATGGGTTTCCAAGGACGAATATGAAGACCTGAACAAATACCTGTATGAACCCTATACCGCTATGGGCGGCAATGGAACAGTCCGACGGCTGATGGTCGAGGTTCAGAAGCTTCCCATCCGCGATCTTAGCTACACGCAGCAGGCCAAGCATATTCAGGAGGCCGGAGTCAACAACGGCTGAAGGTATGAAATCTGGATGCGGTGGTGGTAAGCATGTGGATGAGATGCAACGTGAATCCCGCGAGAAACGACACGGCAGATTGCGTTATTCGGGCATGCGCCGTGGCCCTGGACAAAACCTGGCTTCAGGTTTCCGATGAAATCTATAAGTTGTCCAGGAAACATTATCTTTCCATGAGTGACGATCGGCTATGGGGCAGATACCTCTATGAACAGGGGTTCGTCCCGTTTCTTCTTCCGGAAAGCTGTCCGAGCTGCATCACGATCAAGCGTTTCTGCATGATGTACCCGCACGGAACCTATATTATCGGAACGGGGAGTCATGCAGTTGCCGTGATTGACGGAAACTACTACGACAGCTGGGACAGCGGAAATGAGATTCCAAGTTTCTTTTGGCGAGTTAAATGAAAGGAGTAATTTCTCATGCCTGGTTATATGAATCCGTATGCTCAAAGTATGTACCCCATGAATTACGGCGGAATTTCCTATCAGAATCCTGTGCAGCAAAGCTACGCTCAGACGCCGGCTTCCGGCACTCCCGTTGCAAGTAATATTCTGGGTTATCAGGTGGACGGCGAAGTCGGAGCCAAGAGCTTTCCGATGCCGAATGGTGCGACCGGACCGGTGGCGCTGTGGGACATGAACGACGGCGTGTTCTATCTGCGCACTTTTAATCAGGCCGGTTTTCCGATGCCGCTTGAGCGGTATCGGTTTGTGAAGGAAGAAATTGCCAACGCACTTCCCGCAGGACAGAGCGGTGGAATTGATCCTTCTCAGATGGTGAGCCGTAGTGAGTTCGACCAGCTGGCTCACAAGATCGATGATCTGGCTGGAAGCATCCGAAACATGCAGAACCAAAGTCAGGGCCAGAATCAGGCCGCAAACAGGACCAACAACGGCGGGAGGTAATTGTGATGGGCCAGTCTATTTTTCAGGCCGCGGGAATCGGAATTCCTCAGACTCCCGCTCAGCCTGCCCAACAGCTGCAGATGAGCGGCGGAGCTCCATTGATGACGTCTGTGCAGCGAGCCGCGTTCGTGATGAAGGCCATGACAAACCCGGCGGCCTTTGTAAAACAGCAGTTTCCGGATATTCCGAATGAGATCATCAATAATCCTCAGGAGATCTTCAATTATCTTCAGAGGACGAGAGGGATTTCTCAGGCGGACATTCAGAAGGCTCAGGCCGAGAACCCCTTTGGAGGTGGCAGATAAATGTCAACAGTCGCACAGGATGTACAACAGATCAGAGAGGCTATTTATGGACGGGAAGTTCGGGAGGCCATCGCTGATGGAATTGAACATTGCTATTCGGATGTGAGTAGCGGTGCTACTACGGCAAACGCAGCCGCAGCTGCTGCAAACGCTGCCGCTCAGAGAGCCAATACGGCTGCGGCCGGAGCAGAAGGCATTCCCGGAACAGCCAGTTTGGAAGATGTAAATAATATAAAGAGCACTTTCAGTGGCCCTCGTGTCCCGACAGGTAATGAAACAAAACTGTCAGATATGCGCTTAAATGGCGTATACAAACTTGAAAGAGCGAATGTTTCCAATCTGACAGATCTGCCAGATGGAGCAGAGCCTAATGTGACCTCAACACTTGTAAATTCAACAAATTTTTATTCCGGTGGAAATTTTATTCAGCAAGATTTTTATCAATTATCAAACAAAGTTTGGAGACGCCTTATCACATCTGATGGTGCAACTGTATATACTCCGTGGTTTCGGATTCCTATAACAGATCAGTTTCAAGCAAGAACTGTACCTTCTTCCATTTCGACGTTTGCCGCTCTCGTTGAATTGGGTGTGTATAACATTCCGACAAACGTGTTTAATCGCATGAGTGATGCCCCGGCGGGTGCCGTTTCATCAGTTTATACTTTGCTTGTTTTTCCAAACTCATATAATGGACAGTATACTACGCAGATTCTGATAGATATAAATACCAAAGTCTATTGCAGAATGATTGGAACATCCGACGGAGTAATTCTACACGATTGGTTTGTACTACATTCAAATCATCTATATTATGACGCAACTCCTTTTGAGGATGGCGCAACCACGTTGGCTTCTTTGCGAAATCCCGGAAGTTACAACATCCCATCCAATAGATTCGATAGTATAACTGATTGGCCGGACGGGCTTGTTCGTGGGACTTATACGCTTTTTAATATTACAAACGCCTTTGCCGGAACGTATATAATTCAGCATTTATATACTGTAAATGCTGACGAACAGTATTTTCGCATTATCAATTTTGATGGAACAATATATTTGGATTGGGTAGGGTTTACAAATAACGGTATAGTATATGCGGCAATAGGAGACAGCAGGACACAAAAAACAGCTGTCGTAAATGTTGCGTATCCCGATGTTGTCAAGAAGATCAAGAGATATAAAACTGTGTACAACTGGGGGATAGGCGGCTCAACTTATGTGAAAATCTCAGAAAGAACGAGTGCATATGAAATTTGTTCTGCACATAGTTTTGCCAATGTTGATGTTGTTTCAATGTGTTGGGGCTTTAATGATTATGGAAGAAATCTTCCAATCGGACAGCCCGGAGATACAGATGATACAACCGTTTGCGGAGCTATTTATAAATGCTTGAATAAGATTTATTCAGATAATCCGAAGTGCGCTGTGTTTGTCTTTACTCCGCTTCCGAATAAGAACGTAATTAATAACGCCAGTTCAAGAGCGGCATTTGATCCGTATGTAAGTGCTATTATTGCAACCTGCGAAAAATACGGCGTTGCTGTCTATAACAGCGAAGATGGAGGGCTTCCGCTTTTCGTTGTTGACAGTTTCTTTGACTATGACGAGACTCATTCCACAGACTATACAATCTGGGGGACGTGGATTGCAAGTCATCTACCATAAGGATTCTTACTTAAATTGCCATTTAAGGGGACTTGGGAGGAATGCAATGCACCGATTCATCAGACGTATTCTTCGGTATATTATTCGGCATAAGCGGCTTAATAAGATATTTAGTCGATGGAAATGGTTTAACCGTGTATGTTACGAGGAAGCTCAAGCGGTAATTGGAAACATTGAGCTAATATTGATAACCGAAGGTCAGCATGATCCGCAATTTAAGCTCGGCGATTTCATCAAATACACACCGTCTGAAGTTGCTGAAATATTACGGAAACACGCCGACGAATTTCTAACTTAAATAAGACTTTAAATCATTAATATTTTTCAAAACCCGAAGAAGCTTCCCGAGTTCGCGATAAGGGAGGCTTCTTTTGATTTAGCCACTTATAACTCTACGACCGACTTATGTTTTTGAGGAGGAGACCTGAATGACTTCTGAAAACGTTGGAATGACGATGCCTGTTACGCCCTATTACGGAGGCGGCTATGGCGGTGGCGACATGGGCTTCGGAGGCATGAATGGCTGGTGGGGCCTGATCATTCTGCTGGCGCTCATGGGCTACGGAAATGGATTCGGCGGCTTTGGCGGTTACGGTGGAAACGGCGGTGGATTCGTTAACGCGGACATTCAGCGCGGTTTCGATCAGCAGAGCGTCATGACCGGCATTAACGGCCTGCAGAATGCCGTCAACACCGGATTCGGCAATGTCCAGACGGCTCTGTGCAGCGGATTTGCTGGGGTAAATCAGGGCGTTTCGAACGGTTTCGCTCAGGCGGAGATCGCGGCGAACAGTCGTCAGATGGCCGACATGAATCAGACCTTCGCCCTTCAGAGCGCTCTGCAGAACTGTTGCTGCGAGAATCGGGCAGCCACCGCGGATCTGAAGTACACGGTGGCCACTGAAGCCTGCGCTGACAGGAATGCAGTTTCCAACGCCCTGCGCGATGTTCTGACGGCGAATGCTGCCGGAACGCAGCGGATTATTGACCAGCTGTGCGCGGACAAGATGGACGCGAAGAATGAGAAGATCGCCGAGCTGCAGAATCAGCTGACGATGGCTCAGCTGGCCGCTTCCCAGAATGCTCAGACCGCGGCTATCCTTGCCAACAATGAAGCGCAGACAAGCGCTCTGGAGCAGTATTTGGCTCCTGTTCCCCGTCCTGCCTACATGGTGCAGAATCCCAACTGTTGCGGCCAGTTTGGCTATGGCGGATGCGGCTGCGCGGCGTAATTCGGAAGTGATCATTTAGGGGCTGTTCGTGGCGGGCAGCCCCTTATTTTGCTTTTTGGCAATAATTGATTGGAGGGAATCAAAATGGCAGTTGAACTTGGCTATGCCGCCGAGCAGACGATTCAGCCCGGCGCCGGAGCAATTCTGGAAACGATCCGTCCGTGCAGGAAGTGTCCGCAGAACGTGATCCATGAGAACATGTCGCCCAATGCGACGCTGCGGGGGATCGTGAAGAACCCCTGCTGCAATGCTGTGGCTCAGTATGAAGTAAGCTTCAGCGGCAATATTGCTGTTCCAGAAGGCGGGACGGCCGGGGAAATCCAGCTGGCGCTGAGCGTCAACGGATATATTCGGCCGCTGACCATTGCTGCTGCGACGCCTGCCGCCGCAGAAGAATTCTGGCATGTGAGCGGAGACACCACAATTGACGTCCCAGCCGGATGTTGCACGGACGTAGCTGTCGTGAACGCCTCTGTGAGCGCTACTCCGGCGACAACGCCCGCTCCGGCGCTCGTGAGCCGGAATCTGAACGTTAAGATTTCCCGGGTCGCGTAAGGAGGGACGGACGATGAAAGAATTCAAGAATCTGAAGCGGATCGCTCAGGAAGAGCTTGAGAAGCTGGATGCCCAGTATGCCAACAAGAGCGAATTCACCGCGGCTGATGCGGAGATGTATAAGTGCCTGATGATGGCTCTCGAGAAGCAGATGCGGATCGAGCAGATCCAGGAAGAGATGGGCATGGGTGAAGAGGAAGGCATGGACGGCATGAGCGGCCGCCGGGGGCGGAGCTCCGTGACCGGCCGGTACGTGAGCCGTGAAGGCGGAAACAGCTATGCCGACGGATATTCCCAGGGGTATTCTGAGGGGATGCGTCAGGGCGGTATGAGCGGACACTGGCCGCCAATGATGCCGCCGTATCACGACGAGCGGTACCGCTACTAACGGTTATCACAGACGTACGGAGTAGTCCGTCCAGGGATTTTATCAGCTCCCTTCTCTGGATGGCGGGACTGGAGTACGCCGGAGGGGACGCCAGCGTCTGGTGATAATACAGAGGGCGCGGTTCATGCTGCGTTCCTCTGTCTAAACAGAGAGGTCACATCAAATGGATCAGCAACACATCGTTGAATTCGAGGACTGGTGTTTTAAGTGCAAGCATTATCCCGTTGACGAAACGGAAGATCCATGTGACGAGTGTTTGCGCTGCCCTTTGAACTGGAACAGCAGGCAGCCAGTCATGTTTGAAGAGGCACGGGATTAACAATCCCTCCTCTTTTTTCTATTTTAGATTTGATTTCTATTTTAGGATAAACGGAAATTTGTCGTTTCTGGGCTCGAATTTTTCAACGACTTCTGCAGAAAGGAGGTCGTTTGACATGAGCAATACGACAATTTATACTGGGGATGTACTGCAGAACCTTGACAACCGCATTACGGATTGTCCGCGTGGAACGGAAATGAACGACAAAATCGGACTGGTACCGTTCATTGACATCTGGCTGGAGCTGTTTAAGAAGAACAGCGTCAAACAGGCGTCGTACGGACGGCTAATCCAGTCGAAGAAGACTCTGGAGAAATACGCCATTGCAAAGAAAAGCATCGGCGAGATCAGTTTCTTTGATATCCAGAGATATGTGAATGAACTGGTAGAAAACGGATACGCGATCAATGGGCTGAAAAAGCAGGTTCTGATCGTAACCGCTCCGTTGCGTCAGGCTGCAGCGATGAAGATCATCAGCGCAGACCCCTGTATTGGGCTAAAATTGCCCGTAGAAGACAAGGTTCTGAAAAAGGCGAAGGAGATCATTGCCTACACCGCCGACGAACAGGAGAGGCTCTGGAAGGCAATTAAAGCGAATCCGACAGTTGGGTACCTCGCAATCGGTTTTATGATCGAAACCGGGGTCCGGAGCGGCGAGCTTCTGGCGCTGAAATGGAGCGATTTGCAGATCGACCGCAGTCGGATGCACATTCATGCGACGATTGTGAACCCGATGTACCCGTCAGCGGTTTACCAGGATTCTCCGAAGAGCAAGAGCAGCAACCGGGTGATCCCGCTGACTCCCCGGGCGAAGGCTCTGATAAAAATCCTGCAGAGCCGGCGAAAGACGGAATGGGTATTCGAGCAGGATGGAGAGCGGTACACGTACCAGAAGCTCCAGTACCAGACGAAGAAGCTGTGCCGGGAAGCCGGAGTGGAATTCCATGGCGAGCACGTGTTTCGGCATACGTTCGCGACAAATTGCTACTACAAAGGAATTGACGTGAAAATTCTCAGCAAAATGATGGGCCACAGCAGTGTGCAGGTGACGTACAATACGTACATTAACCTGTACGGGGATGGTTTCGACGATATGTACGCGGCGCTGTGCTTCTGATAAAAGGAGATGGAGTGAATGGTATTTTTCTGGTTTCTGGATTTCTGGTGAAGTGGTTTCCGGCTTTCCCGGATGCCACAAATCCTTGCATAAAGGTCTTGCGTTTGAGAACAAAGAAAAATCAGCGCCCGGTTGGAGCCCGCGAACGCTGATTTCTCAAGGGTTTGGTGGAGGTGCCATCCAGACTCGAACTGGAGAATAAAGGTTTTGCAGATCAATCTGAAGAAAGGTGCGGACAGTTCGTAATGCCAGATTCTACAAATCGGTCTGTTTTTAACCCGGAAATAGAAAGCTTATTTTAGATTTGATTTGAGGTCGGTTCTATGATAAACTCATGAAAAACGAAGGAGGGGTTTTCAAATGAAGAAGATTTTGGTTCTGGTAATGGCATTAACGATGCTTGTCGGGATTGCATCCGCTTCAGAAGTGGATCTTTCTGGCATGTCGGATGAGGAGCTCGTTGCCCTCAGCCAAAGAATCTGCACGGAGATTTTTGAGCGCAAAATTGAGAAGACCGCACATCTGTCCGCCGGAGAATATACTGGTGGAAAGGAAATTCCCACTGGTGATTATATACTGTTTGTGGATAACCGGGAAGGCGACGCTCCGATTCAAATTAGTTTTGCAACGAAGACCTATGACGACTTTTGGGGTTCGGTCAATGTCGGAGAAGCGTACCGGAAAATGATTACAGTTTATGATGGCGATCGGCTCGTTGTTCACAACGATTTCGATCTGACGATTCATCTACAGGGCGTCGTGAACTTTGAGTAATCTGACGACGATGCACAGGGCTGGGCAACCGGCCCTTTTCTTTTTCGATTTTTACAAGGTCTATTGTGAAAGGAGGTACGAACAATAGTTATCGTTGCCAAAGATGGTCTCTGGGCCGTTATGGGGGAGCAGGAGAAAGTTGACTCGTTTTACAGGCTTACGGATGGAGTTGCGGCGTTGGCCAAGGAAAAACATAAGACAGTCACTGTAAGGCAATTTTACAGGGA